ACCTTTTAGACTATGGCGAAGTTACAAATGCTATCGGTGGTACAGGGGGAGGCACACAGGATATCGACTTGACTTTAGGTAATAGTGTCACGGCTACAGTGGATACATCGGCCAACACATTCACCTTCAGTAATCCAACAGCTTCAGACGAGCTATGCGGGTTTGTTTTAGGTTTGACCAATGGCGGCAGCCAAACTGTGAATTGGCCAGCTGCCGTTGATTGGGCCGGAGGTAGTGCGCCTACGCTAACGACCTCAGGCGTAGATTGGCTGGTTTTCTGGACCGCTGATGGTGGCACAATTTGGAATGGCAGCTTAGTTGGTGCTGCATTTGCCTAGGTTTTAATGGAGTAAAAAATGATAAAAATATATGCACTCATAGTTGTTCTTGGACTTGTCGGCGGTGTTGTTTATGGTGGATGGTACTACTATAAGGACACACAGGCACGTATTCAGATATTAACTGAAAAGAGCGCAAAATTGGAAACTGCTACAAAGCTGCAAAAAAACACTATTGACACTCTCCAAGCAGATGCAAAGAAATACGCAGAACTAAATAGTGAACTACAAACAAAATTAGTTTCGGCTACAGAATATAAAAACAAATTGCTTACTAAGTTGCGTAAGATAAACCTTACTAAAGTAAGTGCAGAAGAACCAGCTGTTTGGGAAAGGAAAATAAATAATGCATCTAAGAAAGTACTTGAAAGTTTCGAGTCTATTACTGCTGTCCCTCCTGTTAAGTAGTTGTTCTTCTTGGCCCAAACTCACTCAAGTTGAAGTACAGACTGTAGAGGTAGAAAGAAACATACCTATACAGAATCGCCCACAACAAATTAGAATTAATTCTGAAATGAGGTGGTGGGTTGTTACAGAAGAAAATTTTAAGGAATTTAAAGAGGCGTTCCAAAAAGAAAATGGTGATCCTTTAGTTGCATATGTTCTTAGTGTAAGAGATTATGAAACACTTGCATTAAATATTGCTGAAATTAAAAGATATATAGAACAGCAAAAACAAATAATCATATATTATGAGAAAGCGGTTAAACCAAGGGAAAAGAAAGATGGGAAAGTTCAATAATAAAATCTCAGCAGAATTTCACCCACCTCGTAAGTGGATTTTAGAAAGAGCGCTGTCTTATAAAAATGAAGATATTGATGTAGAAGCACTTAAACTTATTGGTGTAAAATGTCCAGCACACAGAATAAGTGTTAAGAAGGGATTTGTTACTGACTTAGCATCTACTCCCAAAATAATGTGGAACATTATTGCCCCTTGGGATATTGCTCGTGCAGCCATTATTCACGACTTTTTATATAAACGTATTCGTCAATATCGTGCAGGTCGGAATAGTGGATTAGGAACAGAGAATAAGGAAATAGTAAGGACAGCAAAGAAGGCTGCTGATGATGTTTTCCTTATGGGAATGAAAGATGCCGACCCGTCTGTTTCGACTTGGAAAATTTATTCAGCATATTATGCTGTGCGTATGTTTGGTAGATGGTCAATTATACCGAATGAAGAAAATGTATGAAAACATGTTGTCAAAACTGCGGCCATGAATCTCATTGTGGTATACCCCTATATAAAGACTATAGAAGAGAACCTTATAATCATGGAGTTGAAGGACAAATAAAAGTTTGTGAACATTGTAGATGTGAAGATTGTGTGAAAAATGTGGTACTTTCTAATTAGTGCCATTGCATCAGGAATTATTGGTAATGCTGCCAACAATTGGTTTGCAGATACTAAACTAGGAATATGGTTCTACAAGAGAATTGATGATGTTGCATCATGGGCTTCTAGGAAGTTGGGATTGAAGGTTTTACAAGATGAAAAAAACTGGAAAGTAAAATACCCAAATGTTAGTAAGAAAATTGATGAACTAGAAGCTAGATTAAAAACATTAGAACAAGGAGAAAACCATGATAAGTAATTGGATTTCAGATCGAACTAAAGAAGGATCAAGTCATCAAGGAGCAATAGTTGCTGTAGCTGCAGTAGCCGTGTTATTCTTTGGTGTTCCCCTCACAAAAGTGATACTTTGGGGTGCCCTAGCTTGGGGCGTTTGGTCTATGCTTAAGAAAAGCTAGAAATGCCTGAGTTGGAAATGTGTCCAACCATTTCAACATGCGAATTGGAAACAGAGGTTGCAATTCTCAAAAAAGAAGTAGCTTCCCAAACAAAACTACATGAACGTTTGGATGTTGCAATTGAGAAATTGACCGATGTTTCCAATTCTGTGCATCGTATGCTCGCAGTACACGAAGAGAAAATTACAAGACAGGAAGAAGCGATTTTTCAGGCGGAAGAACAAATAGAGATTAGACGTAGTGAACTTATGATAAAAATTGATGATCTTCATGGACGTATCACTGATAATACAAAAGATATAATGGCAGCCGCACAATCACAACATTTAGCACAAAATGCAGAAATTCAAAAATTACACGTTGAGATAAACCAAAGAGTTGGTGTTTTAGAAAAATGGAGACATGTGCTTGTAGGTGGTTCTATTGTAGTAGGATTTTTATTGCATAAATTTCTGGTTTTCTCTTGACATTTTAAGTTAAACACGTTATAATGTAATTATTATGAACTCATATATTGATGTTAAGTATGTAAACTTAATATCTCCCTATCTTCAGCAATTCAAGAAGAAGGGAGATTTTCTATGGAATTTTCGCTGTCCTTACTGTGGAGACTCACAAAAGTCTCGCACAAAGGCAAGAGGATTCGTGTATCGCAAGAAAAACGACCTATTTTACAAGTGTCATAATTGTGGAATGGGTACAACTCTTGGCAACCTTATTAAGAAAATTGACTTAAAAACTTATGATGACTATATAGTAGAACGATATAAAAGTGGTAGTCAAAATAACACGCCAACGCCGGAGTTCAAGTTCGATGTTCCTATCTTTCGCAAAGGGGGGGTTCTCAAAGGCCTTAAATCAATCGCAGATTTACCAGAATCCCATCCTGCCAGAAAGATTATATCAGACAGACTTATTCCAGAAGAGTGTTTTAAAGACCTCTACCTCTGTGAATCATTTTACAAATTCACGAATAATTTAGTTCCTAACAAATTTCCTTCCTTGGATGGGGATCATCCAAGGTTGTTGATACCGTTTAGAGATGAAGAAGGAGAAATGTTTGCATATCAAGGTAGGGCCTTTGGTAAAGAACAACCAAAATACATCACCATCAAATTAAAAGATGAGGATAAGATTTTTGGGTTAGATAGAGCTACAAAAGACAAACATATATATGTTGTTGAAGGACCACTTGATAGTTTGTTTATAGATAACTGTATAGCGTTTGCTGGGTCAGACTTTACCCGTCCATTGTCCGTGGAGGGCAGACTTATGCTAAATGGTGAAGTGACGATGATATGGGATAATGAACCAAGAAATAAAGAAATCTGTAAACAGATGGAGAATTCTTTGAATGGGGGTAGAGGACTTGTTATCTGGCCCGATTCAATAAAACACAAAGATATTAACGATATGATTGTAGCAGGATATTCACAATCACAAGTCCAACAAATAATAAAAGATAACACCTTTATTGGAGTAGCCGCTCGGTTGAGGTTTGCAGAATGGAGAAAAATCAATGTCTAATAACCACCTACCCACATCATACCAAGAATTTATACACTTATCGAGATACTCAAGGTGGTTGCCAAATGAAGAACGAAGAGAAACATGGAACGAAACAGTTACAAGGTATTTTGATTTTTTCACAGAACATCTAAAAGATACGCACAATTTTAAGTTTACAAATACATTACGAAAAGAATTAGAGACTGCAATTTTGGACCTAAAAGTGATGCCATCTATGCGTTGCCTTATGACTGCTGGTGAAGCATTAAAACGTGAAAATATTGCAGGGTATAACTGCTCATATGTCGCTGTAAATCGTGTTCATGCGTTTGATGAGATTTTGTATGTTCTTATGAACGGCACAGGTGTGGGGTTTAGTGTAGAAGCTCAACATGTTACACAATTGCCCCATATTGCAGATGAATTTCATCATACTGACACTACTATTGTGATTGCAGACTCTAAACTGGGGTGGGCAAAAGGACTTAAAGAGCTTGTTGGTATGTTGTATATTGGTCAGATTCCTTGTTGGGATTTGTCCAAAGTACGTCCTGCGGGAGCCCCCCTCAAAACATTTGGTGGCAGAGCATCTGGCCCAGAACCACTAGAGTCTTTATTTAACTTTGCGGTTAATATTTTCCAAAATGCAGCAGGTCGTAAATTATCCTCTATTGAGTGCCATGACCTTGTTTGTAAGATTGCAGAGGTAGTTGTAGTAGGGGGTGTAAGGAGAAGTGCGCTTATAAGTCTCTCTGACCTCTCTGATGATAGGATGCGTAACGCTAAGACAGGTCAGTGGTGGAATACAGAACCACAGCGATCCCTTGCAAACAATAGTGCATGTTATACAGAAAAACCAGACATTGGTACGTTTATGGATGAATGGAAAGCCCTCTTTGATTCTAAATCTGGTGAGCGTGGCGTATTTAATCGTGAAAGTGCAGTTAAACAGGCTGGAGTAAATGGTCGTAGAGATATAGAACATGAGTTTGGTACAAATCCTTGTTCTGAGATTATCCTGAGAAGCCGAGAGTTTTGTAATCTGTCAGAAGTTGTGGTACGTCCAGATGATACGAAGGAGTCTCTTTTGGAGAAGGTTCGCCTTGCAACGATTCTAGGTACAATTCAATCCACTCTTATAAACTTCAAATATGTATCTTCTGTATGGAAAAACAATTGCGAAGAAGAGAGACTTCTGGGCGTTTCTCTCACTGGCATTATGGATAATCCTCTCCTTAACGGCACTGAACATCAGGAGGTATTGACTGATTTATTGCAAGATTTAAGGGATGAAGCAATCAAAACAAACAAGGACTTTGCAAAAAAGATAGGAATCAACCAAAGTGTCGCTATAACGTGTGTTAAACCCTCTGGGACAGTCTCTCAGTTGGTTGATGCTGCATCTGGTATCCATGCAAGGCATAATCCTTACTATATAAGAACTGTGCGTGGAGATAAGAAAGACCCCCTTACAAAAATGATGACAGATGTAGGGTTTCCTGTAGAAGATGACGTTATGAATCCAAGCCACACAGCAGTATTTTCCTTTCCTATGAAATGTAATGGTACGTCCGTGTTTCGTACAGATATGAGTGCGATTGATCAATTAGAATTATGGAAAATATATCAAGAAAATTGGTGTGAACACAAGCCATCTGTAACTATCTCTGTAAAGGAGAGCGAATGGTTAAGTGTTGGTTCATGGGTATATGATAATTTTGATATGATGAGTGGCGTAAGCTTTCTCCCATTTGCAGAACATACATATAAACAAGCACCATATCAAGATTGTTCAGAAGAAGAATACGAGGTTCTTGTTGATAAAATGCCGAAGAATGTGGTGTGGAATAAATTATCAGAATATGAAAAAAGTGATATGACAATAGGGGCACAAGAATTAGCTTGTGCAAGTGGGTTCTGTGAAATCCAGTAATGAAAATTATTGTATGCGATTCCTGCGAGGCGGAATATAAAATAAAACATAACATGAACGAAATGTATTACGTTATGCAATATTGTACTTTCTGTGGCGAGGATCTTTCCGATGAACTTGAAGATGATATAGAGGATTGGAATGAAAACCAGTAGTGCAAAACAAAAAGGTCGTAAGTTTCAGCAATGGGTTCGTGACCAACTTATAGAACAATTGGATGTTCATCCAGAAGATATTGAATCAAGAAGTATGGGTTCTCAGGGTGAAGACCTTATCATGGCTCGAGCTGCAAGAGAAAAGTTTCCGTATTCCATAGAGTGTAAGAATCAAGAAAGTCTGAACATATGGAAAGCATATGAACAGGCGACTGAAAATTCTGGTAACTATGAACCTATCGTTTTTATTAAACGCAATAACCAAAAACCTTTAGTGGTTGTTGATGCTGAATATTTTGTGAGATTACATGATGACGAATTGGTGGATTAAAGAATATAAGAAATACCATGCAGAGAAGGATACCAACTACCCCGGCGATAATTTAAAACCACAATTACATCATATAAAGGATTTAGTGCAAGATACTAAGGCAAAGACGCTCCTTGATTATGGTTGTGGTAAGGGGTTGCAGTATACAGAATGGAGACACCATGAAGAGTTAGGTGTTATGCCATCCCTCTATGACCCTGCTGTACCAAAATATGAGAACCTACCAGACGGCCCTTTCGATGGGGTATATTCTACAGATGTGCTAGAACATATACCAAAAGAACAATTACCAGAAACCTTTGAACAAATATTTTCCAGAGCAGACAAATTTGTGTTTTTGTCGATATGCACTAAACCAGCTATCGCAATACTTCCTAGTGGGGAAAACGCACATTGTACTGTAGAGCCTATAGAATTTTGGGTTTCTATGATTGAGAAATATACACCCAAAAAGGTATATACACACGTAAAAACATACGGCAATTGTAATGGTTATGAAATTCTCAACGAAGATATGTATTTGGAGTGGTTTATTGAAAATCTTGAATAGAGTTAAAAAGGGTATTGACAAAGCCCCCCTTTTAGTATATTATGATACTATGGATGAATAAAACGGACAAATTGTGATAAATAATATTATGGATATTTCAATTACTTTAGCATTATCAATAACCATTCTAATGGCATCATGCTATTATATTGGTCGATTTCTTGCATTAAGATATGCATCAGAAGTGTTTCCAGAATTTTTTTTAAATTTACTGGAAAAAGAGGGCTTTATTGTCACTGAAACTGATGAAGATGGAGATAAAGAACTGATTCAAGTTTCTTCAGTGGTGGCCGAGGCGTTACGTGGCCTCCCCAAAAATGCCAAATCTAAATCTTAAAATAATAACTGCTACATTTCTGCTCATGTCATCTACTGCATTTGCAACATCTCCCTGTGATTATACGGCAGATAATACCGTAGAATATCAAGGAAGCATAGAAAGTGTTAGATCGGTTAAAAAAGAAGTTTGGAAGGTAAATCCTGACTTTGAGGATATACGAAAATGTGTGATATCATTAGATGCTCAAATTAATGGTAAATGGTATCCAACAAAAGGTGAATATATGTTTGGGCCTGACATGTCAGAAACCAAAGCGTGTTCTTTTGCAGAAAATAGAGCAAAAGTTAATATTATAAGAAAAATGCTCCCCGAAAAATTAACAGGCAAAAAAAATCTTAAATGTGTATTGACAAATACACACCGAAAGTGTAGTATTATAAATGGAAGCGTATATATGAAGACGAATATTGGTAGAGTCAAAATTCCGGCTCGCCTCAAATCAAAAGGATGTGAAAAAATATGAAATATATTATGATAATGGTTCTTGTATTAGGGCTATCTGCTTGTGGAAGCACTGTCGTTGGTGTCGGTAAAGACATTCAAAGATGGGGTGAAAATTGGAATGATTCTTCTACAGAAAAGGTTCCTGTAGAGAAGGTTCCTGTGAAGAAAGAAACTAAATGATGTTTAAATTTTTTATTGGAGCTGTATTTGGTATGGTGTTGACAGTATTTTATCCTGACATTGTTCCTATAGTTAAAAATCTATTTCTAGACAGTGGTGCTAGAGATATTGCGGTTGAAACATTAAAGGAGATTAAATGATGAACGCAAAATTACTAGCAGGGGTGTCTATCCTTGCTCTAACTCTTGGTGCGTGTAGTGCCAAACAACCAGAATCCTTAGTTGATACTCCCGAAATTAGGTATAAGACTGCTAAGGTAGAAGCTGCAGTTGCACAAATTCCTAAGTGGTATAAAGAAATGCCAGAGGAAAAAAATGCAATCTTTACTGTAGGCGCTGCAACGGCCCCTGACCTTCAACTTGCGGTTGATATTGCTACTTTGAATGGTAAGGTTGTTCTTGCTGACCGTATTAACGGTAAGCTAAAAGCGATGACCAAATCATGGATTGCAAAATTTGGCCAATCTGATGTTGATTCCCGTGTTTTAACAGAGATTGAAAAGGTTGCAAAGAACGTCATTGCAAATGTTGATGTTGCTGGTTATAATCCAGTTGAGATTGAAGTGTTTCCTGCTGGTACACAGTATCGTGCTTTTGTTCTGTTAAAATATTCAGACAAAGAAGCATCAAAAATTATTATGAATCGGTTACGCAAAGACCGTATGGTTTATTCACGGCTTCGTTCCACAAAAGCGTGGGAAGAGCTCGAAAGAGAAGTTGAAAAATCAGAAAAAAAGGATGAAAGTGAGTCACTTAAAAATCTGGAAAAGATTATCAAACCAAAGGTGACGGATGAAAAAACTACTACTTAGTTTTACTGTAGTTTTCTCTCTAAGTGGATGTTTGATGTCACCAGGCACCAACTCCACTCTTGGCTGTAATCCTATAACTGGATGTTCAGAAAGAAACCATTATCATCAATCAGTACGTAAAGCAAATATAGGCGCAGCCGCAATAGGTTTGGCGGGTGCTGTTGCGGGTGCATCAACTGGTGATCCTTTTATCACCGCAGCCGGAGCTCTTGGTGGGATGGTTTTAGGTTATAGTATTGGTGATGCTATGGATAAGGTTGATGAAATTTATGCAACCATTAATCTTAGAAATGCACTTAATAATAACCCTGATGGTGCGTATAGTGTATATACAAATCCAAATAAACGTGTGGCTGTCGCTGCAGCGCCAACTTCGACAAATGGTAATTGTAGAACTTTTGAGAATGTTCAAACAGTTGAGAACACTCAAAAGAGAGTTACCGGCACGGCTTGTAAAATTAACGGCGAATGGATTTTAAAGGAGTTAAACGGATGATATTTTTGACTATAATCGGTGGTATTGTTGTAGCAAATCTTGTTGTTGGTAGTGTAATATTAATGGTACAATAGATTTATCAGGGGGTATAGCTCAGTAGGGAGAGCAATAGCTTTGCAAGCTATAGGTCGTGGGTTCGATTCCCTCTGCCTCCACCAGAAAGGAAATGAAAATGGCGATTGAACCACGTTGGACAACTGGTGAGGAATTTCAAGATGATATTACTCACTTAGGTAATCACCTATCTCTTGACCAAACAGGGTATTGGTTTTGGGATGAAACAGAATCATGGGCCTTTGGGCCTTTTTTAACACAAGAAGAAACAAAACTTGCTCTTGATGAATATTTTAAAAGTTTAAATGCAACTGATGAAGATATTCTGGCTGCACGACAAGAAAATGATGATGAAGAATATAAGTTTGGAGTTGATGAATGAGTGAACATTTTAAATTCACAGGAGTTACAGTTCGTAATAATAACGTTGACAAAGCACTCAAAGTTTTAAAAAAGAAACTGACGGAAGAGGGATTATTCAACGAACTTAGAGAACGTGAATATTATATGACCCGTGGAGCAAAACGCAGAAGGGCCAATGCGGCTGCTAAACGCCGACAAAAACGGACATTAGAAAAAAGAATGAGAGAAGAGGGTTATTGAACCAGATGTCAGAAGATAATAATGTTATTGAAGGTCCGTGGCCGGATTCAATTGTTAATTTAGAGGAAGAAGGCAAATCGCCAGAAACACAGCGACTTAAAACAGAGTGGCTTATGCGACATGCTGAAGAGTTTACACAAAATTTAATTGTTCAAATGATACATTCCATGAGTGAACATGGCATTGATATATCCGAAAAAAGTTTTGTTCGTGATACTGCAATCATAATTGAATTTGTTAATGGTGTTATATATAGAGATATGGGTTTACCCCATCACACACATGGTTTTGTAGAAACTTTTGTTGAGGTTTATATTAATGATGAAAATAATATAGAAACAGATATTAATATTGATTTTATGAAAGAATGTATTGATGCAATTAAAGAACAAATGGATGATGACCCAAAGCCTGCTTGAGATAAAATATGATATTAGTTGATATGAATCAAATATCAGTTGCATCTGTAATGATGCATCTGAACATGACCAAACAAACCAAACCAGATGAGAGTATGGTTCGCCATATGATCTTAAATTCTCTGAGAATGTATCGCACACGATTTGTTGAAGATTATGGTGAGCTTGTTTTGTGTTATGATTCCAAACATTATTGGCGTAAGGACTATTATCCCGAATATAAATATAGTCGTAAAAAAACTAGAGACACATCAAAGCATGATTGGGATGCAATCTTTGAAGTTCTTAACGTAATTAAGGATGAATTGAAAGAGGTTTTTCCTTATAAACACCTTGAGGTTTATGGTGCAGAGGCTGATGATATAATCGCTGCATTGTGTTTTGAGCTTGAGTTTGATAATGGTAAAACGTTAATACTCTCTGGTGATAAGGATTTTATACAATTACAGAAATTTAGTAATGTATATCAATACAGCCCAATTACTAAAAAGTTTATTAATGGTACTGACCCTGATGATTATCTAAACGAGCATGTAATGAAGGGAGACAGCAGTGACGGCATCCCTAATGTGTTCTCACCAGATAATACTTTTGTAGATGGGCTACGACAGAAACCATTAAGTAAGAAAAAAATAGCAACTTTGATTGAAGGTGTTTTCCCAAACGATGAGGTCAAACGTAATTATCAACGAAACAAAAAATTGATTGACCTAACCCAATCACCAAATGAACTTTTTCTTGAGTGTCTACAAGAATATCATAAAGCACCAGATGGTGATCGTAGTAAACTGTTTAACTATTTTATACAAAAGAGGTTAAAAAACCTCACTGAATCGATAGGAGATTTCTGATGATTAATACATACACCCCAAGTTTTTCTGAGATTTTTGAGAAGCTTGGTAAAATCAAAACTAAGAAAGATAAGGTTGCATACCTAAAAGAATGGAACACTGATGCTCTTCGCATGGTAGTGAAGGCTTCATTTGATCCAAACATTGAGTGGTTACTTCCAGAAGGTAGTGTTCCATTTGAACCTAATGATGCGCCTGAGGGTACAGAACATACTACCCTACAGATGGAAGCGAGACAACTGTACCGATTTATAAAAGGTGGCGACAACACTATCTCTCAAAATAAACGAGAAATGATGTTTGTTCAAATATTAGAGGGCCTACAAGAAAAAGAAGCACATGTATTGGTTGCAGCAAAAGACAAAAGACTCCACCAAGTATATAAAGGACTCTCTAAAAATGTTGTGATGGAAGCCTTTGATTGGGACGAAAATTATATGATTATAGGGGATAGGTATCCTCAAGCTCCTGGGCCTGCTGCAGGGTAATAATTTTTAATGAATGCTTTTGTTTCTACAGTTGTAGCAGGGGTTATGATGATATCTCCTGTTATTAACGGCCCACCAACAAAAATAGATAAGTCAGTTGAGTGTCTTGCGTTAAATATGTATTATGAGGCAAGAAACCAAGGGATAGCAGGATTAGTAGCGGTTACTGCTGTGGTTCTTAATAGGGTTGATGATTCTAGATTTCCTAACACAATATGTGGAGTTGTTTATCAGGGCCCAACTAGAGAAAGCTGGAAAACCCGAAAGATAAAAACCTTACCCCCAGAAGAACGTAAATATTATCCTATAAAAAATCGCTGCCAATTCTCTTGGTATTGTGATGGAAAAAGTGATGTGCCAAAGGATAAAACTACTTACAATAAATTTTTAAGTTTAGCCGAAGTTATCATAAATAATGATATACCATTTTTAGACATAACAGATGGTGCTACTTTTTATCATGCTGATCATATATCGCCTGCATGGGCAAAAACTAAAATTAGAACTATAGAGATAGAGGATCATATTTTTTATAGGTGGAAAGAATGAGTTATTACAGGAATCCTATTAATATATAAATAAGTAAAAGGGGGTAATGATATGGTAAGAGAAGGTTATTGGGATTTTATGGGCAGAAAACTGCGTGAAGAAGGTCCCAAAACAACCAAAATTGATATGGAAGGCTTATTAAAACGAGATATTACAGAAATGCAAAAAACTGTGCATTTTTTACAAACTAGGGTCCGTGATTTAAC